CAACGAATTGCGATAGCGGTAGAGTTTACTAAGCCCAGTGTAAAACTCCAGCGGCGCTAAATCGCTCAGCAGGGTCAGCAGTATCCACGGATATAATGTGGTCTATCAGAGGATGTGCGAGGTAAACCATGAGATCGGGAATGCCTCGCAAATAATCCTCCAGCTCGTACACCTCTGAACGACTTATTGAATATCTGTCGCAAAACGCATCCATGACTGTTTCGTCATCAACCTGCACAGCACAACGAAAGTATTTATCGTACTTTTGCGTCACTACTATCCGCTCCGTGTCAGCCAGGTCATCAATGCGCTCAAGAAAGGCGCGAATGACTGGAATATGCTGACAAATGGACCAAAGGCCCATGACAACAGAATGCACCCACGCCTTACGGTCTACCTCCCGTATTTTTGTAACGCTCCAACACAATTTACCCAATATACGCCCGGGTTTAGGGCCGGTGAAATATCTGTGGTCGGCCCGACCAGTGGGGTAAAACCACTGGGATACAAATGTCACCTTAAGGGGGTCCTGGAACACAGCATATTCCGGGGTGATGCCGCATTGCTTTTCAATGGCTGAAAATTTTTCGCCATCTATTTTAGCTTGGCTGGCGACGAGCACATCGTCACCCATAACCAAGATTCGCACTGGATAACCTAATGTGCGTGCGGCTTGTATCGCGACGGCAGCATTAATAATGCTATTACCGAGACTAGTGTCGTTGTGTCCACTTTTGACCGTCCATGAGGATTGATACTTGATTACAACCTCATTGTCACCCCAGCGGACGCGACATTTAACGAACTGACCTTTCATCAACGCTTCACGTGCGGCTGAATCATTGATCATCTTATTCTCCACAAAGAATTTAAGATGGAAATGCTGTGATAACATAGTCGAGTCCCAGTTCTTGCCATCGCGTTCGTAAAAGTAGGCATTTGGGAACAGGGCCATAGTCGTCGTCATCCAATCACCCAGGGTAGCACAATCAAGGCCAGATGCAAATGTCAGTCCAACACCACCTTCGTAATGGTGTACGCCATAAACTGTGGCGAAGGCTTTCTGAGCCACTGTCACAGGTTTTGCCGTTAAAAATTGGGCTGAAAGATCTTTATAACCCTGTATAGATCTAGCTTTTGATGGGTACGACATATTGTTTTCACGTTTGATGAAGGTGGACACTCGATCTGGTCGATACTCCAAGTCTTGACTGAGAGCTTTGAGGATTTGTTGCCTCTTTGCTTCACCCCATTTGCTCCACCAATTAGCATAAACTTCAGGTACTTTTCTATCATATTCCAC